CTCACGAGCCCGTTTATAGCACTTGCCGCAATGCCGTCATTGTTGACCAGTATGAACCGTTGGGTGATTTATTCCCTGTATTTTACTCTACTGAATTGATCGCTACGTTGGTCAACCAAGTGCGAGGTAAATACGGAAGACTCGAACGAATGGAATCTAATCGGCGAATGATAGCTACTTATATGAGAAATCTACTCCGTAAGCATGAATTTGATCCTATTTCCATCGATAGGCATGTAACCTTTGCAGTCAATCTGTACTTTCACAGATTGCATTATGATCTCCTCCATGATTCTCTACAAAGTCAAAGACTCTTTGTGGGGTTCAATAGAGGCGATTGTTGACGGTTCGGCTGCCATACAGTTGTTGGTCGTGATGCAACCAACAACTTTATCGAGAAATCCCTACGCATTAAAATGTATGGTGAGCCAACATTAAGGGAACGGAAATTTGTAGCAATTAACGGTTTGCACAAAGGTGGCATGGGCGTCTACAACTCTAATGTTGCGGCGATTGTGTCGGCATTGTCTGAGCGTTACTTTCATTGCCTGGTTGGTGGTTAGTTTTGCCCACCATTAGTTGTTGCGCACGACTCATATCAAGAGTGTTGGTACTTTCGAGATGCAGTTGTTCGCTCTGTTCGTAAAATGGACTTACAAGTCAAAACAAGAATCCAAGTTGTTGAATCTTATCAGGGTAGGAAACGGGAGTTGTATCGAAAGGCGATGTTTAATTTAGATGTGCATGGTCTTGGCGAGGACGCAAGCAACCTAGCCACATTCGTGAAATTTGAAAAGATGGACACCTCTAAGGCACCACGAATTATACAACCCCGTACTTATGAGTACACTCTGGAATTAGCTCGCTATTTGAAACATGCAGAGAAGCGATACTTCCGAGCTATTTCACGACAATTTGGTGGCCCTACTGTAATAAAGGGGTACAATAGCAAACAATCCGCACGGTTGATAAGGGAAATGTGGGACGAGTTTGTTGACCCTGTCGCAGTGGGTCTGGATGCGACGAAATTCGATATGCATGTCACCAAGGAAGCTTTGGAGTATGAACATTCGTTCTACAACATGGTGTATATGAGTGACAAGCTAAAGCGGTTACTGGCCAAACAGTTGCAAAATAGCGGAGTGGCTTATGCACAGGATGGTCATGTTAAGTTTTCAATAAGTGGTACTCGTTCCTCCGGGGACATTAATACTGCATTAGGTAATTGTATAATTATGTGTTCCTTGATCCACTGTTGGTCTAAGTCTAGACGTGTTCGCACTAGACTTGCCAACAATGGTGATGATTGCGTGGTGTTTATGGAGCGTTCTGACTTGTCCAGATTTGCGGATGGGTTGGAGAGTTGGTTCGCTGCAAAAGGCTTTCGTATGAAAGTGGAAACACCCGTTGATTGTTTTGAACGTTTGGAGTTTTGCCAGTCTAAACCGGTGCTTTGTCAGGACGGTTGGCGCATGGTTCGGAATGTTCATACTGTCCTTCACAAGGATGCGATGTGCCTCATGCCAGTTAATAGAGAGAAGGACCTCAAGATGTGGTTGGGCGCCGTAGGAGAATGCGGCAAAGCCACTGCGATAGGTGTTCCTGTTCTAGAGAGTTACTACCTGATGTAT